TCATTACCTCCGGCACAATGGATGAAGATGTGATTAAAGCCATCGAGAGGAAAACCTCCGGGCAGGATGCTTTGATGGAAGCTGTGAAAGCGCGAATAAAAAAATACCAAAGAACTAAAATCAGCGTATCATGAGAATTTACATTTCAGGAAAAATTTCAGGTTTGCCTCTGCGTGAGGTGAAGGAAAAATTTGAAAAAGCAGAAGTACACCTGGAGGAGCTCTGCTGTATCCCGGTTAACCCTTTGAAAAAATCAGGCTTTAATCCTGATGCTTCGTGGGAGCATCACATGATTGAAGATATCCGGCTGTTGTTTGAATGTGATGCAATTTACATGCTGGATGACTGGCTGGATTCCCGCGGGGCAATTATTGAGAAGAATATTGCCGAGATTACCGGGAAACAGGTTTTCTTCCAGTCACGCCTTGATGAGAACTGGAAACTGATTTCTAAAACTTCTTTTGTTCTCCGAAAAGTGGAAGGGGCTATTCAGGAGGTTACCGGAATGCGGCTGAAGGATTATGCCATTGCTTCCAAACAGCGTGATATTTATTTTTCGCGTTTGATTTACACGCACCAGGTTTTTAATCATGGCGTAAAAAACAAGAGTCTGATAGCCCGGAACCTGCATAAGAATCATGCAACGGTTTTAAGGAGCCTTCGCAAGTACCCTGATGAGTTTAAATTTAATCCTGATTTCCGTGAAATTGCCTCTCGCGTTTCCGACATCCTGAAGCGTTCGAAGGTTGTTTTTGAGAAATAGTGCGTAAAATTTTAACTAAAAAGTATATCAGTCTGATACGCTTTCCGAAATTTTATCCTATCTTTTGCCGGAATCTTTAAATTTTTGTTGTGGGAGAATTGAGACTTACACCAAAGCAGGAGAAATTTTGCAATAAATATCTTGAATGCGGCAATGCTTCTGAGGCTTATCGCTTTGCTTACGATTGTTCAAAAATGAAGGATTCCACCATCAACAGGAAAGCGGTTGAACTGTTAGCAAACGGCAAGATTACGGCAAGCGTGTCCGGGATGCAAGCCGAACAAAAAGCCAAAAGCGACATCACCAAAGAATACATCCTCAAAAAACTCCAGGCAATTGCAGATTCCAAAATAACTGATTATGTGTATTTCGATGGGTCTGAAATTAAATTTTATGATTTTAGCTTATTGAGCGAAAAGCAGATAGAAGCAATTGAAAGCATAAAACACGGGCGTTACGGGATTGAAATCCGTTTGCATGGTAAAAGCTGGACCATAGAGCGAATCTGTAAGATGCTTGGATTTGACGCACCCTTGAAAAACGAACACACAGGTAAAGATGGATCCGATTTATTTCCGGCGATGGATTTATCCAAACTGAGCATAAAAGAATTAAAGCTTTATCACCAACTTCAGGAAAAAGCCAGTGCCAAAAACACCTAACATACCACAACTGCTTGCCACGAAGATTGAACTCTTCAAACGCGGGGATTACGATTTCATAACCGTGATCGACGGTAAAAAGCATGAAAAACAGGAACAGGCTCTTCAAATCCTGAACGACAACACACACGTTGAGTTTCTGTTTGGTGGCGCGGCAGGCGGTTCGAAATCATGGACAGGGTGTGCTGACCTTGCGTTTAAGTGCATGGCCTATCCCGGCACCAAGTGGTTTATAGGCCGTGAATCCCTGAAACGCCTCCGGGAATCAACCCTGATAACCTTTTTCAAAGTGTGCAGCCAGTACGGAATCAGGCGAGATGTGGACTTTTCGTACAACGGGCAGGACCATTACCTGCAATTCGAAAACGGAAGCCGAATTGACATGCTTGACCTTCGTTATTTACCCTCCGACCCGTTGTATGAACGTTACGGGTCGCTGGAATATACCGGAGGCTGGATTGAAGAAGGCGGGGAAATCAATTTCGGGGCTTACGATACGCTAAAAACCCGTGTCGGACGTCACATGAATGACAAATACGGGCTTTTACGCAAGCTGTTTATCACGTGCAACCCGAAAAAGAACTGGATGTACAACACGTTTTACAAGCCGAACCTGAAAAACACGTTGCCTGAACACATGGTTTACCTGGGGGCGCTGGTGCAGGAGAACCCTTTCATCGAAAAGGATTATGTGAAAGCCCTGGAATCGACAACCGACAAAACAAAGAAGGAACGATTGCTGAAAGGGAATTGGGATTATGACGATAACCCGGCAATGCTTTGCAGCTATGACGCAATTTCAGCCGTTTTCAGCAACGATTTAGCCCGAGCCGGTGCAAACCACTACTTAACGGCAGATATCGCAAGGTTCGGCAGCGACAGGGCGCGTGTGGCCGTTTGGCGCAACTGGACAATACTGGAGGTGATAAGTTTCGATGTGTCGAAAACAACCGAGATACAAACAGCTATCAATCACCTTCGCCAAAAATACCGGATTCCCAAAACCCGGGCTATTGCCGATGAGGACGGGGTTGGTGGCGGAGTTGTTGATAATTGCGGGATTCTTGGATTCACCAACAATGCCAGGCCGTTTGACGATGAGAATTATAACAACCTTCAGTCTCAGTGCGCTTACAGGCTGGCTGAACACATCAATAATTCGGAAGTAAGCATTGATTGCGATCTTTCGGAGGATGAGAAGGATGAAATTATAAACGAATTGCAGCAGTTGCAGACCCATGACGCTGATTCGGACGGGAAACTGAAGATAAAACCGAAGGAATTGATAAAACAGGATATCGGACACTCACCGGATTGGCGTGATTTGATGTTGATGCGTTCGTATTTTGATTACAAGGATGTGGTAAGGCATAGCTTAAAGGGCTTATTTTGATAAAACAATAAAACAATAAAACAAAGATAGTTATGAAAATACAGGAAATTATAGGTCTTGAGAATCAGTCGGACGTTATTAAGAAGTTGAAGGAGGGAAGACCAACCCTTCAGCCGGATGTTGACAAGGCCCGAAGGGGTCTTGATCCGCTTAAACACGATGTGTTTGACTACGAGAAACGACCGAACAAACTTGTAAAGGTTGACGCTGAGGAAGGAGGTATCAAGAAAATTGACCCGGATACAGGTGAAACAACCACCGTGCGTTATGAGCAGGTTGCCCGGATTGCTATTGCCATCCAGAAGCTAATTGTGAAGCGGGCGGGTGCTTTCCTGTTTGGTAATCCGGTTGAGCTGGAGGCTGAGATTGAGAATGCAGATCAAGACCTGGTGATGAAAGCGTTGAAACGTATTCTTTACGATGTGAAATCAGAGAGCCTGAACCGCAAAGTGGCCCGTGAGGTGTTCAGTTGCACTGAAGCGGCGGAGTTGTGGTATCCGGTTGAAAAACCACACTCAAGCTACGGTTTCAAAAGCAAATACAAACTAAGGGTGGCTGTTTTTTCTCCGTTGCAGGGTGATAAGCTTTTTCCTTATTTCGATGACAGAGGCGACATGATTGCTTTCTCCCGTGAATTTACGCAGATTGGTGATGACCGGAAAACCCGGACCATGTTCGAGACTTACACGGATGAAAAACATTTCATATGGGAAATAGCGGAGAAAGGTCCTGAGCTGGTTGATGGTTACCCGCGGGACATTGCTATTGGCAAGATTCCGGTTATTTATGCCAGTCAGCCTGATTTGGAGTGGGCCGATGTGCAGGTATTGATTGACAGGCTGGAGAAACTGCTTTCCAACTTTGCAGACACGAACGATTATCACGCTTCGCCTAAAATTTTTGTGAAAGGCCATCTGCTGGGGTTTGCCGAGAAAGGGGAGTCAGGCGGGATTATTGAGGGAGATGAGAACTCAGAAGCCAGTTACCTGTCGTGGCAACATGCACCGGAGTCCGTTAAGCTGGAGATTGAAACCCTGCTGAGAATGATTTACACCATTAGCCAGACTCCTGATATATCGTTTGACAGCGTGAAGGGAATCGGGGCAATATCGGGCGTGGCGCTGAAGTTCCTGTTCATGGATGCACACCTGAAAGCGGTTGACAAGATGGAAATATTTGATGCCTACATGCAGCGGAGGGTAAACGTGGTTAAAGCTTTCATCGGCAAAATGAATACAAATCTTGCTGTTGAGGCTGAAAACCTGATGGTGAAACCGGAGATCACACCCTACATGATTGATGATGAGAAAAGCTATATTGACCTGCTGACCACTGCCAACGGCGGGAAACCGGTGGTGTCTCAGAAGCGTTCAGTTGAGTTGGCAGGGCTTGCCAACGATACTGAGGAAGATTTCAGGCAGATTGAGGCTGAGACAGCCAGGGAGAACGCTTTTATTCTGGGTGAGCCAACTGATGTATAATGGCGAAAAAAACAAACACGAAAACAGGCTTTTCCTTTCAGGGATGGAATACAGAACATTTCAGGCGGACGGAGAGTTACACGAAAGCAATTGACAGGCTTTACCGTGCGGCTGTTCTGGACATTTCCCGTCAGGCTGTTGGCCTGAAGGTAAACCCTGACAAGCTGTTTTCCTTCAGGGACTACCCTGCCGCCAATCGTGAACTGAAAAATATAATTTCAAAGCTTACTTCCCAGATTACCGCAACCATCAAAACCGGCAGCCGCGAAGAGTGGCTTTTTGCAAATGTGAAAAATGATGCTTTCCTGGAGTCGATAATTGCCACATCGGGGCTCAGCAAAGAAACCCTTTCCAGACTTCAGGACCGTAACCTGAAAGCTTTGGACTCCTTCCAGAAGCGGAAGGTAAAAGGGCTGAACCTCTCCCGGCGCGTGTGGAAATATACCAGCCTGTTCAAGAACAACATCGAATTAGGCATTGATGTGTCGCTGGCCGAAGGGAAATCGGCTCAGAAGCTATCACAGGAGCTGAGGCAGAACCTTCTGGAACCGGAGAAACTGTTCAGAAGGGTGAGAGACAAACACGGCAATTTGCAGCTATCGAAAGCGGCAAAAGCCTACCATCCCGGACAAGGTGTTTACAGGTCAAGTTATAAAAACGCTATGCGGCTGGCCCGGACGGAAATAAACATGGCATACCGCAACGCTGATAACCTCCGGTGGGAGCAGTTGGATTTTGTGGTGGGTTACGAAGTAAAGCTTTCGAACAATCACACCCTGAACGGACAGCCTTTTTATGACATTTGCGATATTTTGGCCGGTAAATACCCGAAAAACTTTGTTTTTAACGGCTGGCACCCGCAATGCCGGTGTTTTAAAGTGCCAATACTCCAGGATCCCGATGAATTTAACAAGGGAGAACTGGATGAACTCACAGCCGCTTTGGATGGGACCGAGTACAAGCGTTTTCAGAGTCGGAAAGACATTAACGACGTGCCTGCAAGCTTCAAAAAGTGGGTAAAAGACAACGGGAAGAAAGTGGATGGCTACAAATCAACCCCTTACTTCATAAAAGACAATTT